ATCAACTTAATGTGCATACAGGTTTGACAGGCTACGGCAATCGCCATTTTAGAGCGTAAAAAATGACAGGACCATTACCGAAAGACCCAAAAATCAGGCAGCGCACGAACAAATCAGCTTCACGCGCTCTGCTGCCTGCAGAAATGGAGCCCATCTTACGAGCTCCGCGGTTGCCCAAACACACGGATGCGAGGGGTTGGCATAACATGGCGCACCAGTGGTGGCGAGATGTGTGGTCCTCGCCGATGCATTACGAGTTTGTGCGCGGGGATATTCCCGCCTTGTTTCGCCTGGTCGTGCTGGTGAACAGCTTTTGGTGGGATGGTAAGTTGGACGTGGCGGTTGAAATTCGGCTTTTGGAGCGTGAGTTTGGCTTGACTCCGCTCAGCCGGAGGCGCTTGGAATGGTCGGTGGCCCAGGCTGAAGAGGCCAAAGATATACACGAGCACAAACGCTCGAAGCGTGGGCTCATCCTGGATGTCGATCCTCGTGAAGTATTGGAGGACAATTACGATGCCACCCACCATTGATGAGACCGGAAAGAAATATGGAAAGCTGACAGTCATTCGCAGAAATGGCAGTACAGTTGGCGGCGGCGTCAAGTGGCTTTGTGTTTGTGAATGCGGAAATGAGACTACTGTACTTGGAGATTTACTCAGGAGAGGAACAACGAGAAGTTGTGGTTGTCTGAGATCCGAAAGTATAACAAAGGCAACTGAGGCATGGAAGTTACCCAGAGGTGAAGGTGCTTTCAATTGGGTCTATGATGATTTCAGGCGAAGAGCCAGGAGATATGGCTGTGAGTGGAATCTAACCAAAGAGCAGGTAAGAGAAATCATAGGCCAGCTTTGTGTATATTGTGGTTCTACATTCAGCAATAATTTCGGTGAGAAGCACGGCTTCAATGGAGGCATTAAATATAATGGCTTGGACCGCATTGATAATGACAAAGGCTACACCATAGACAATGTGGTCCCTTGTTGCCGGTCTTGTAATGTGGCTAAAAATGATCGGACATTGGAAGAATTCAAGAAATGGATCGGCGATGTTTACCATCGATGGGCTTCGAGAGAATAACTGTGACGATTCTAATGGTTCCTTCCCTGGGTAAAGAACACGAATGGTGGCCGACACTTGGATCACAGGTTTGTGATTTCATTGAATCGTATCTTGTGTTTGGTCCTGGCGATTTGCGCGGTACACTTGCAAAGATCGACGCGGAAAAGCGTGCGCTGATTGCGCGAATGTACGAAGTATTTCCCAAAGATCATCCAAAAGCTGGCCGACGTAGATTTACCCGCGTTGCGCTCAGTTTGCGAAAAGGTAGTGCAAAGACCGAGCTCGCAGCATGGATCGCTGCAGTAGAATTACATAAAGATGGTCCTGTTCGCTGTGATGGATTCGATGCTAATGGCCAGCCTGTAGGCGTGCCGGTTATCGATCCATATATCCCGATGGTCGCTACCAGTGAAGAACAATCTGATGAACTAGCTTATGGAGCGCTACGGGTCATCTTGATGTATAGCGAAATCGCTGATGATTTCGATATTGGGATCGAACGGATTATGCGTAGCACTGGGGACGGGAAGGCGGTTCCGTTAGCGACTACACCAAATGCAAGAGATGGTGCAAGGACAACTCTGAACATCTTTGATGAAACGCACAGATTTACTTTACCGCGTGTCAAGCGAGCGCATCAGGCAATGCTTGCGAATATTCCCAAACGTTTGGTGGCTGATGCCTGGTCGCTGGAGATCACTACAGCACCCGCACCTGGTGAAAATTCGGTGGCCGAAGATACGATGGATTATGCTCGAGAAGTTGCAGGCGGGAAGATAAAAGATAGTCCATTTTTCTTCTTTCACCGCCAGGCGAGCGATGAACATCCTCTAAATACACCAGAGGATATTCGTGCAGCAGTCATCGAAGCTTCAGGTCCCGTGGCTGAATGGAGTAATATCGATGGGATTTGCGAGCAGTTCCGCGACCCCACCGCCGACCTCTCGTATCTGCGCCGGGTATGGCTCAATCAGATCGTGCGTGCTTCTGAGAGGGCATTTGATGTTCAGAAATGGGATACTCTGGCCGATCCCGATTACATTCCAGCGGATGGAGCGACTATCACGCTGGGTTTCGATGGGGCGCGCTGGCATGATGCAACCGCCCTGGTCGGCACGGAGATCTCCACCGGTTTCCAGATGCTTCTGGGTCTATGGGAGAAGCCGGAGAATATTGAGGAATGGGAAGTACCGGCGGATGTGGTGAATGAAGTAGTGGCGGAAGTCTTCGAGCGTTGGGATGTATGGCGCATGTACTGCGATCCTCCTTATTGGGAAAGTATCGTATCTGAATGGGCAGGGAAGTACGGCGATAAGCGCGTGGTCGAATGGTGGACCAACCGCCCCAAGCAGATGGCATATGCCATCAAGTCCTTTGATACTGCGATCACTTCTGGTGACCTGCTCCACGACGGCAACCCGCACCTGGCCCGGCACATCGGTAACGCGGTCAGGCGAATCCTGAAAATTAGGGATGAGGAAGGTAAGCCGCTCTGGACGATCTATAAGGAGCGAACCGACAGTCCCCATAAAATAGACGCAGCAATGGCAGCGGTGCTTAGTTGGGAGGCGCGTGGGGATGCGCTGGCTGCGGGCATAGGTGTCAGGCGCGAGAGCGTGTATGAAAGTAGAGGATTGGTGGTCGCATGAGCTTATTTCATCGGCATTATTTAGAATTACGGGCAGCAATTTTGAACCTAAAAACTGGCACATCTTTTAAAGGTATCGTTTATCGGCGTGTAGGAGGTTTTATTGTGCTACATGATGCTGAATTAATCACCGATCAGCATAATCCAGTTCGGAAATTACTAGATGGTGAGGTACTAGTCGATGAGAAAAATATTGATTTTGTGCAACTTATCTGAAAAAGGCATTGAGTTAAAAGTGAAACGAGTCTTTCAACTCGTTTCATATTCCTTGCCTTGTCGTACCCAACCTTGCCTTGCCAGACTGGGCCTCGCCGCACCGTACCTGACCCCGCCTTGCCTGACCAGACCATACCATGCCTTGCAATTTCCTCGTGATTATATCACGAGTTGACAAAGGAATTAGAAATTGATGGCTACCATCCTGTCATTTGGAACGATTACAAGCCTATATCCGGCTTGGCAACCTGGTGTTCTGCGTTACGGTGTGTCGCTGTATGATACGTTTACCCACGATTATGCGACTCTCTACCGCACGCAGCCCAACATTAGGACATGTGTAGACTTTCTTGCTCGCAACATTGCCCAGCTCGGCCTGCATGTATTCCGGCGTGTCTCGGATACTGATCGGCAGCGTCTGACCGATCATCCCCTGGCTGTGCTACTCTCTAATCCGTCGCAGGCAGTGAGTAAGATAACCCGCTATCGTCTGATGGAAGCCTTGATGAGCGATCTGGGAATCTACTTCGATGCCTATTGGCTCAAACTCCGCCAGGATGGGGCGCTTACTGGCTTGCTGCGCATCCCGCCGATTTACGTCACCATATTAGGCAGCCTGGTACCCAAAGGTTACGAACTCAATCTGGGCGGCGCGCCCATTCCATTGGCCCCCAACGACCTGGTACACATGCGCGGTTATAACCCAGAAAACGCGCTGAGAGGCCTGTCTCCCCTGGAAACATTGCGGCGTGTGCTGGCCGAGGAGTACGAATCCGGTGAATATCGAGAGCACTTTTGGCAGAACGCCGCACGGCGGGAGGGCGTTATCAGGCGCCCGACAACTGCGCCGGAGTGGAGCGATATAGCCCGTGAGCGGTTCCTGGCAGACTTCGAGGAGTTGCATTCGGGTTCCAAGAATTCCGGCAAAACAGTCGTGCTTGAAGAAGGCATGGAATGGCAGGATACCAGTTTCAATGCTCAAGAGAGCGAATACCTGGCTGGACGCAAATTGACCCGCGAGGAATGCGCACGTGCCTATCATATCCCACTCCCGATGGTGGGCATCCTCGATAACGCGACCTTCAGCAACATTTCCGAGCAGCACAAAAACCTGTATCAGGATTCGCTTGGCCCCTGGTGCGAGATGATCCAGGAAGACATCGAGCTGCAATTATTACCGGAGTTCGA